GTTTTCAATATTGTATATTCTGTGCTGGCTGAATTATCAGATAAATCCATAGATACTGTAGGGGTATTAGCAGTATTGTTAGTAACTCTAATGGATCTTATAATAATAGTTTCAGTAGAAGCTGCTGTTAATAAAGCAGTTTCATCAGTTGTTGCTAATGCAACCCCTTTAAATTTGTAACTATTAGCCATTTATTAATATAACCATGCCTCCCTACAAACATGATTGTTTCTCCTTGTTAAAATGTGATTTGATTTATTCTACTAAATCCCAGCTTGTTGTTTCTTCGTTCCATCTATATGCTTTTCCATCATCAGGATAAGCAACTGATGCTTCTCGCACTTTTTCTCTTGCATATCTTTCAGCCGCTACAGATAAGTTCACCAACGCTTGATTTTTTACATACTCAGCACCTATATTATATTTTTGATGCCATGCTAATGTTCGTTGAGAATACTCCTTGTCTTTTACTAATTTTGATTCAGAAGTCTTAAGTCCAAAAGTTATTATAACACGCCTCCAAGGAGCATCAGGACTAAGCCTGCTTACACCATGAGGAACACCCCCTGCATTTACAAGACATTTATTAAATGTAGGAACTTCTCCACGTAGTCCAAGACCTTCCAAATCTTCATATAAAAAAATACCTCCCCAATCTATATTCCACACAGGATTTAAAAAAAGTATAGAAGCAAATGTGTAGTGTGCATCATCATGCCACCCAATATAGCCTCCTGGTGGGTATAAATAATATTGTGATTGCTGGGGAGGGGTAGCTTCTTCCCATGTTAATCCTGCTTTTTCTTTAAGTGTTTGATGAATAGAAGCAGTAAACTTATCAGGTAATGGTAAAATAGGCACTGGAGATGTAGCACGTTGAATCTGCTGCTTCCATTGGAGACTAGTTTTCCATCTAGGCTCTTGAGTCTTAAGGGAGGCATCTACATAGACCTCAATCTCATTAATTAACTTAAAATCTAAGAAATTATTAAAAGATTTAAGAATTTGTTTCATTTAAATCCCAGCTAGTCGTTTCTTCATTCCAGCTATATCTTTTATCATCATCAGGTTTAGCAACTGGTGCTTCCCAACGACAAGTATCTTCATTTAAAGTCCATGATTTAAAAGGTTTTGGTGAAATAAAAGCATCTCTGGTTGAATCATACTTATATCCTTTACCAGCGTAATTTTTTCTAAAAGGTGTTCCTCCTAACGTATGAACTCCGCCTTTTGTATTATAAGAAGTTTGAACCCAAACATCTCTTGTTTTATATAAAGTATTTAAAAAATCTATTCCAGCTTGTTCGGTTGTTGCTATGTCGTTTGATACAACATGAACAGCTGTAACTTTACTTCCTATTCCTAATTTTGCAAAATGTGCCATAAATTATCCTGTGTAACTCCCATCTGCGTTAAATATTAAAATTGTTTCATCTGCGACACTTGATGTGTCTATAGTTGGCGAACCTGTTGTTGTTCCTGAATAACTTGCATCAGGTATTCTTAAAATTACCACGCCACTTCCACCATCACCAGAGCCATCTACAACTTTTGATGCACCACCACCTCCGCCAGTATTTGCAGTACCATTCCCACCATTTGTTCCACCACCACCAGTACCAGCTGCACCGACAGTTCCGTCACCTGGAGAGCCACCACCTCCTCCTCCTCCACGAGTTACAGCAGAACCAGTAATTGAACTTGCAAGACCTGCTCCACCATCTCCTCCTGTTCCAGAATTTGATGCTGAATCTCCGCCTACAGCACCAGCACCNCCGCCGCCACCGCCGCCATATCCATTTCCATTCGTTGACGCATCTCCACCATCATAACCTTGATTAGCAGTACCATCTCCTCTTGCACCTGATGAACCAGCACCTCCACCACAGCCACCATCACCTCCATCAGCTAGGTTTGTATCACCATATCCACCACCAGCAGAAGTTACTGTCGTTATTCCAGAACCAGATATACTTGAGTCGCTTCCAGTTGAACCTCGTTTTTCAGATGCAGAGCCACTATAATCTGTTGCTGCTGCACCACCAGCACCGATTGTTATTGTGTATTGTGTTCCTGATGTAGCAGTTAATACAGTTTCAGTTGAAGCACCTCTTCCAGATGTTTCTGAACCAAAGGAATTTCTATATCCTCCAGCTCCTCCACCACCACCATAAAGAAAGGCACTTCCTCCTCCACCAGCAACAACTAAATATTCTATCTCATATGAAGGTGGATTTATTGCTGGAGCGGTGTTATCATTAACTCCTGTAGCCGCTACCCAACCTTGTGTAGCATCTACATAAACTATTTTAATTCCTTGTCGTTCAACACTTAATGTCCCATCATCGGTTGAACCTTTTATTTTTTCTGAACCATCTGCTGTAAGAGTGACATTATTAGTATCCCAAGTTCCAGCATAATCCACTAATTCTATTGTATCTCCAACTGAACCAGCTGGAAGTGTAACTGTACATGCTTGTGCAGTCGTATTGACAGGATAACCATTCCCAGCAACCGCTGTAAATGTGGCTCCTGTTTCTACGGATTGCCAAGATGTGCCACCACCAGAAGCATCTTCAAAAGCTGGAGCTGCACCAGCACCAGCAGAAGTTAAAACTTGTCCATCGTTTCCAGTTGCTATCGCTACTGGATCGCCACTTGCATCGTATGAAATTATATTACCATCAGTTCCTCCAGCCATGTATGCCAAAGTAACTGCATTGTCTTTAATAGAAACCGCTCCTGAACTAACATCAAAATCTGATGAGCTAAAAGATGCAACACCTTTATTGGATGTGCTGGCATCTTCACCAGAAATAGTAACTGTGTCTGTGGCTGTTACCGCAGTATCAATTCCTTCTCCAGCAGCAACGACCATTGTATTGCTATCTGCTACTGTTTGAGTTGCTGAGCCATCGGACAATGTAAAATTAGACATTGTGCCTTTTGCATCCAACTGGGTTTGAATATCAGAAGTAACTCCGTCTAATCTTTGATACTCTGCATCGCTGACTGTTCCATCTGCAATTTTAGCCGCACCAATGCTGTTTACTCCAATGGTAATTGTTCCAGCAGAAGTAACAGGTGTGCTGGCAATTGTAAATTCTGATGATCCAGCGTCTCCTAAACCTACTGAAGTTACTGTTCCAGAATTGGAAGGGGTAACTNTANTNAATGAAATTGAATCTGAATCTAATGTTGCATCGTTATCTGTAGTACAAAGCCAGAAAGTATTATCATTGNTTGTTCCTTGATTGATAATAACCATCTGTCCAGATAATTCTGAAATGGTATTGAAATCCGTATCTCTGCTAGCTGCTCCTGATGCAACAACGGTATAAACTCCGTTCTGACTACCAGTAGACTGATCTTTAAGTAAAACCCTATCCCCTGTTGCAAGGGTAACACCGTCTAGCGTATCTCCGTTTTCAAGTGCCGATGCAATGGTTACGTTTGCAGTTGATGCCGCTTCGCAAAGGATTCTTGTTTTTAAACCTGTAACAAGATTGTCAACATAGGTTGTTGTAGCCTTTGTGTCCATTTGGGTTTGAATGGCAGAACTAACACCATCCAGATAACCCAGTTCTGTTTCTGTTACATCCGATACTGCAACTTTTTGAGAGGCATTAGAAATGAGTGCCCTAGTTGCTGTTAGAGATTCTGTATCAATTGTTGTAGCTGAACCTGTAATAGTTGCTTGCTTAGCATCTAGTTGTGTTTGAATATCTGCAGATAACCCATCTAGTCTTTGAAATTCTGCATCACTTACTGAACCATCTGCTATTTTTGACGCATCTATAGCTGCTGAACCATTTATATCTGCATCAACTATAACTCCTGATCCAATTGCTGCTGTTCCTGTAGTTCCTATTGAAATATCGCCTGATATAACAACAGGATTAAAATTTGATCCATCACCAATAAGTGCTGCACCTGACGTATTAGTAGTCATTGTAAGATCATCACCAGTAATAGTTAAATCACCAGCAACTGTTACATCGGCTCCTGACATGGTTAATGCTGTAGTTGGCGTTGTGCCTGATTTAATTAAAAGTTCTCCACCAGANTGTGAAAGACTACCATAAACAGTCCCATCATCCTTTAGAGTAACATCTGCACCACCAGCGTCTAAAATAATATCTCCTGAAACATCTAATGTNTAATCTCCNGTAATAGCAAGAGATTCTGGAGTTGCAGTATTTATTGCACTTATAATTCCTATATGAACTGATGTGATAGCTTCATCGGATAGTGATCCTGAATCCCAAGAAACATTAACTGTAGTATTTGTAGAAAATGAACTTGAAGAAATCGTTCCATAAATTGTACCAGGTGATGANGCNACTAATTTAACTCTACGCCCTGCATGATAAGGAGTAGTTACATCNACTCCATCAATTGTAAAACTTGTAGAAGATGCGTAAGTTGCTGTATAAGTNCCAGCTCCATCCCCATATTCTATCCATTCAGCAGAATTATAAAACTGCCTAATGTCTGCCATAATATCTCTAAAAGCATTATTGATATTTGATGGCAACATTCCTTCTGCTACAGATACTGAACCTGTAGAAGTAGCTGTATTATTTGCTGCTGTTGTATCGTATTTTCCTATATATGTTCCTGCCATTTATTCTCCTTAATTCATAAACCAGTTAAATGCTTTGTTGTTTTCTGTATTATTTTTATTAACTAAAGTATTTACTGCTTCTTCTAACTGTCTTTGAAAGTATTCCTGTGTTTCCATTGAATATCTTACATTGTCTATATTAACTGTATCACTCATATTATAACCATTTTGTTTTATCTACAAAAGAACCATATCCTGTTTTCTTTTTACCTAATCTATAAAATTTACTAGATTCAATGTTAGCTCGTTTGGATTTATAAATATGTTTTAATTCTCGTTTTCTTTTTTTAAAGCCGAGCTTTGAATATTTTATAATCTGCTGACCTATTTTAACATATGGTATCATCTTATTCCTGCTTTTGTTGCTGAAAGATCTATGCCTTGTGCATGATCAAAATTTATTCCTGATGCTATCTTAACATTAGTTCTAATATATCTTCCTGATTCTCTAACAGGATTAACACCACTTGTTACTGTAGATACTGAAGAAGATTCTGTAGCTGTATCTTGTAGTCTTTCTCTTGTTTTAATTGTAACAGTTGATGCTGCATTTATAATAGGTCTAACACCTAAAATATTAGATCTTAAACCTGGATAAGGTTCTACTTCATCTGTTTCTATTTCTGATATATTTGAATTACCTGAAAAGATTGCTGCTTTATAATCTGAATCAACAGCTCCTAAAAACATTTGTCCACCATTCCAAAAATCTGTATCTAATGATGCATTAATATTTTCTAAATTTGTAGATATAATATCCATTAATTCAACTGTATAAGCTCCTATAAATTGAGAAAAGATTGAACTAGCATCAGCTTCAGCTAAAGACCATTTCTTTGTAACATAGTTATAAATAATAATTCTATCACATATACCTGTTGTATTAGTTGTATTATTTATACTAGGATATAACCACATAGCTAATTGATTGAAGGGATCTACTGCTGCACAAATTCTATCTGAATAGGCTTTATTAAGATTTAAGTCAAAGAATCTATTAATTTTTTCTGCACCAATTGGAAGTATTGTATCACCTTGTATTTCATAAAAACCATCGTCTGCATAAAAGAATACTCGTCTATTATCTTGGCATACTGTTCTGCCATATATAGCTCCTCTATTAGGTGAAATCACAGATAATCTAAATACTACAGATCCACCTACATAGTCCATACGAATGATTTGGTTTTGTCTAAATATGTAACCTACTTCACCTGATGTTATATGAACTATTCTTCCACCAGAACCAGGTAAATCTTGTAAGTCAGATTGTTTACCTGACCATGATGCAATATCATTAATACCTGACCATTGAATTCTGTTTGCTGTATTTGTAATATTTCCTGTAACTAGAAAATCTCGAACAACTCCTGAAACTTTAAATACGGGTACTGTTCCTGCAGTAACAATTGTACTTAGATCAGCAAAAGCAGTTGAAGTTCCCATTAAATAATATTGAGCTGGATCTACTCCATTACTTGCAATAATGTATTCACCAAATTGTGTGAATGTAATAAAATCAGTTGTTTCACCTGTTAATGGAGTTCCTCCATCAAAATCAGTAACAGCCATTCTAGTAGTATCTGAAGAAGTAACAGTAAGATTATCATTACCTATTGCTGCTCTTGTAACAGTAACTACATTTGCTGCTGGATTAGCTGCTGAAAAATCGGCATGAGCATTAATACAAGTAAATATATTATCTGCTGTGGTATCGTTAGATTCGTTATGAAAAAATTTATTTGCATCAGGAGATCCAGCACCAGCACCTTGACAAGTAAAGGTAACTGTTGTTCCATCATTTTTTGTTAGAACAAGAGTTGAATCAGTTGCTATGTTTGCATAATCNGTAACTGTAATTGTGCAAGTAGCATAAGAGTTTGATAATANTGTTCCCCCTGCACCTACATCAGTAAATGTTCCTGATGTTAATTTATATATAGTATCTTTAGTAGCTACAAAGTTATAAACTGTATTAGAGTTATCTCTAAATGAACCTGCTCCTCTAGAATCTTTAACACAAGTATTTGAACTATAATCAACTAAAGAAGGAAATTTTTTATAACTGTTCTGTGCATAGTAGACATTAGTTGCTACGTTAGCACCTTTCTTTAGGTGGTCGGGTTGATCAGGTAGCCATTCTCCAAAAGGTAGTTGCATAATTTAATTCCTTAAAATGGGATTATATCCCCTTTTTTATAAGTCATCCATCCAGAAGATTTTATTCTTTCTGTTCTTCTAGCTGATTTTACTAAAGATAGTTTTGATTTATGTTTTTTTAGATATTTTTTTCCTACTTTTGTTAAACCAATATTTTTTTGTGGTATAACGTGTCCATAAATTGAACCTAAAGCTCTATCAATTCTTTGTCTACCAAATTTAGTTGAACCATCTTTAAAAAATGTTTTACTAACTGATGCTAATCTTTTTTCTTTTTGCCTTCTTACTGCTTTTGAAACAGCACCAGTTATCATTCTTATTCCTCTAAATCTAGGCATTATCTGTTCCTATAAAATGATAGATCGGTTTGTATATCAGCTCTTTGTACTACGGGAGCTCCACCATATGAATCTTGTTTATCATTATTTTCACATCGTTCTAATGCTGCGATATACATTTGTAACCAGTTCTGTACTTGTTGTGGATCCATTCCACCTAAGAAATTAGATGAATGATAAAGACTTCCATACAAATAAATACCAGGATGTTTATCTAAAATATAATTGGTTGCATTAGAATCACTAAGAGCTGCGATATTTTTGTAATATGATAAGTAACCAGTATAAGTAGTATCAGGNCTAGGACCAAATCTGAATTGTTCAGTTTCATCATCTGCCTCTATTGTATAAGAACGTGGTCTTCCTGTTCTTGAACCACCTCTTATTTCAAATAAGTTATGGGGTGTAATATATTCTAGTGGATATTTGGTACTAGATAATAAAAGATAAAATGATCTAACAGAAATAAATCCTGTTGGTACAGTTTCAGTTTCTTCATCAATAGTCACAGTATCAATCTGTTCCATTTGTCTTATTCTTAACTTAGCATTAAAATCTGCTTCAGTAAGTTTAATGAAAGTCATCAGCTATCTCATCGGTTAAATCACTTCTATTTAACCAGTTAGCAATTGATGCTTTTAATTCTGTATAGGTTGATATAGCCATTATAATTTTCCTTCTGCAGTTCTAAAATATCTAAATTCTGAGCTATTCAGTTTTGTTCTTAAAATTTTGTTTTGTGTTTCTTTAGGTAAGGCAAACCAGTTACGGGATCCATTATATTCTTTAGTCCATATTTGTAATATAATGGGTGGAATGCTTGCTACTCTTTTAAAATCTTTTGAAGCTGTATATCCTGTATTATGAGTATATAACTTTTTGTTTCTTTCTAGTACAGGATTAATGTTCTGTTTATTATGAATAGTTAGTTTACCATCTGATTCTTGTATATAACGAGTCTTACTAAAATCAGCATTCCATTCGGTAGCTCTTACCTTTGCCATTATTCAGTCAGTTCAGATATGTATAAATTAGCTGTACTAGATCCTAGTATAGCAGCAACTTTTTGACCTTCTGAAACTTTCCAATATTCAATCTCATTAGCAGGTAAATAAGTTTTACTTGTAGTAGCAGTTGGTGATGTACCAAATGTTATATAACAAGCAGCCGTAGATACTATTCTAATATATTCTATACTAGATCCAAAAGCAGATGATGCTGCTGAAGATGTAGATAAACTTACAACTTGCAAAGTAGCTTCTCTCATTGGGTTCATATTTTGTTCTCCTTATGTTTAGGATATGTTCCCAGAACGTTCCAGGAACACTATTCCTATTTAATTATCTTCTTATAACAAATGTTACTACACATTCGCAAGCAGTTGAAGATCCACCATCACTTATCATTTCGATAGTTCCATCTTCTGCTACATCATTTGCTGCAGTAGGTTCTGATGTGTCTACATCACCAGCAGCAGATCCAGATTGTGTTACTGTAATTGCAGAGCTAGTCATAGCTGTTCCACCAATTTCCCATGTAAGAGCTGCGTCAGCAGATGTAATTGCATTTGCAATAGATGTTATAATTTTAATTACTTTACCTCCATCAGGCACAGGTACAAAAGTTGATCCTGATGCACTAATGTTAGTGATTTTAGATGTTAAAAAATAGTCGTTTAATGTTCTCATTATATTCCTTTAATTGTTCCGATCCTAACCTATCTCAGATCTTCAATTGTTTGAAATGCTGCTAGGCGAGCAGATTAAAGGTTACTCGCCTAAACAGTTATATATTATTATGAAGTAGTAATGTCAGCAACATGACCTGATGCTGCTTCATTTCTAGATTCAAGAGTTGCTTCTACTAAAAGCTGTCTTTTTTCAGAGTCGCCTGTTTTTGACAATTCATGCATTGTGAAGTCTCTTAAGAAAGCTACTCCCCAGTAATCCATGTCTAATACCCACGCATCTCTATCATTAGAGAATCTGTTAGGTACTACTTGTAATTGACCAAAATCAGAAGCGTAGACATCTACTGATGTATATAAAGTAGCGTCTGCACCTGCGTCAAATCTAGTACTGTTGCCTGTGAATCCTGACAATTTTTGCTTATTGAAAGGTCCAACCATAATCATAGTTGGATTTCCACCTGCATCCCATACAGATTTAATTACAGATTTTAACTGTGCTTCAGTAAAGACTCTTTGAGTGCCATTTGTTCTAGCAGTATTACCTAAACCACCAGATGCACCGCCTGAACCGAAAACATCGTTAGTTGCTACCCAAGAGCCAAGTCCGCCTAATACTCTTGCTGCTGATGCTGAACCTGTTACTTCAGCATTATTAGAAGTAAGAGAACTTTCTATGTCTCTTTTAAGCTCTTTTGCTTTTTTCGCGATTTGGTAAGCGATCTCAGATGCTCTACCAGCTTTGTCAACTGCTTCCTGCGTACCTGTGATTACAACTGTTTTGTCTAAAATTTGACAAGAGTTAGATAATCTAGTTGTTGCAGTAACAGCGTCTAAAGTTGCTTCGTCTCCTTCAATAACAGCATTGTTAGTAACTGCTGCTGCTAAAGAGTCTGTTTGCCATTCGTGAAG